AGTTAATCCTGTTCCACTTGCTTTAAAAAGTATAGTAGAATTAGCCATTGAATATTTTAGATTCTTAACATTAAATTTAAACATTTTTGTTTTTGCCATTGCTTTTTTTCTCCTATGTTAAAACTTTTGGCGTTGGAACTGTTGCTCCTAAAGTGGAATAACCTGTAGTATCAGGGTATGAAGTTAAACGGAAACATTTTATAGTATTGCCTTTTGCATCAGTATAATCTTCAGTACCTGCTGAATTTTTTAAATTTTTTCCTAAAACCGTTAAAGTATATTCATAATTATTGATAACAGGGTCTTCTGTTGTTTGTTCATATGATTCACTTGCTTTTCCTGTTATACAACCGAATAACCAATTTTTAATTGTAATTATTTGTCCTTCATCATACGCTTCTATTTCGTAATAAATAGCGTGAGATACTGACTTTCTTTGCTGAATATCGGCTAAAGCATTTGTAATTTCTAAAGCACGTCCACAATCTATTTCATAATGGTCTTCAATATTTACAACTGATATTGTTCCAGTTTTTCCTTTGTCGTTTCCTAAAACGCCTAAAACTTCTCCATCGCCGAATAATTTTGATTCACTATAATTCGCTTCTAAACTAATAGAATTTGCATATGCAAGGTCTTTTATAGTATCATAAGAACCACTATTCTCAATAGCATATTTCACATTTTTTACATTAAACTTAAACATTGCTGTTTTAGTATTCATTTTTTTCCCCCTTTATTTAAACCTTTTTTGTATATCTTCAATAAAAAGCCTTTCAATATCTTTTTTGTTTTGATTCCAACTTAACTGTATAAAAGGCCTATGATTTTTACTATATTCAAAAAGATTAGTGAGTGGTATACCTGAATTAATACCTAATACTCCTTCTTGATTATAGATATAATTTACATTAAAATAATCTTTAAATCTCCACCCACGTTTAAAAACGCCACCACGCTTTCCAATAGGCGTTATTTCGGTTAAACGATTAACCATTATTTCAGTGATTTTTTTTAATGATTCTTGAGTCGCTTCATAATTTTCCTTTAAAAATTTGTTTATTATTATCTCAAATTCTTTTTGTAAATCAATAGAAATATTTTTTCCACGTTCTGACATTTTAATCATCTCCAATTAATGCTTCAACAATAAATGAGAAAATAAACAATTGATTCCCTGTATCAAAATCTATATTTTGCATTTCAAAAGTCCAATGATTTTCTAAAAAAACTTCATTCATTTTTTCTATATGCTCATATACATTACGTGTTCGACTAAATAAATTAATCATAACACTCATTTTTCTCATTGAACATTTGCCGTCTGAAAATTTTGATGGAGCACAATTTGTTATTAAAAAAGTGATATATGTTTCTTTTTCACTTGCTTCCTTATTTTTTATGCTAATAGGCCAAAAAATTGGTCTGTGCTCGACTTTTATACTAGACAGCGATAGAGACAACCCTTCAACGAAATCGCAATTTAAGAGCAAATTTGAGACTATTCTTTCAGTAGCAATTATTCCTTCATAAGTGTTCATTCAGCCCACCTTACTTTATCATATTGTTTTACATTTACTTCATATGCTCTAAATTTCACTTCAGTGATATAAAATTCATAATAGTCAATACCACTAATACGATAAGTTTTATTATTAAATTCCACATACATATCTACTATAATTTCACGATAATTTACGATAAATTCAATATCACTTCGGTCTTGAATAGCATCAGCACTTGCTTGTTCATTGGCTGACAATTGTCTTACATATGCTTTTAGAAAAGAATTTCTAGGATGAATATAATGTTTTATACTTTCATCGCCATCGACATCTTCCCAGAAAATGCGTATATTTTTATCTTTAATTTTAAGCACTTGCATCGCTATACTTCCAATTCTTTTTCTTTCGCTATGTTTTGAAGGTCGATTAACATACCTGTTATTCCAAAACTTAAATCAAATTCTTTTATATAACCTTTTGCACTAAAATATTGTTGCCTTATATAAGCAATTGCACATTGTTTTGCTAAAGGCTCTATTACATCATCCTGTGAAAAATCATAATTAGTTTTTTCTAAAAGAAAAGAAGAAGCGACAGCAGACAAACGCTGCAATTCTTCAGCGTCAAAATCGACATCTTGGTAAATCGCTTTTCTAACTTCTTCGATAGTTAAAATGTTCATCTTAAATCACTCCTTCTTAATATTCAATTTTTACGAATCTTTTACCAAAACCACAAATCCATAAGTATCACCTAATTTGCCATCAGCAATTAAAGTTGATTTGTGGATATATTCATCGGTACTTTCGTCAAAGAATTGACGGAATGTCATTTGGAGATTAGTATTGATAAGATAATCACTTAAATCTCCATAAATAACAACGACATCATCATCGCTTGCAGTATCTAAATCAGGTAACAATTCAGTTAAAACAACTTCTTTACCAAGAAAACGATATTCAGGTGCTCCTGCAATTCCATAATTTATACGTGCAATAGGTTGTCCTGTTGTAGCATCAACTAATCCCCAAATATATTTGTCAAAAGTTAAAGGATTCATTATCATAACACCGTTTCTTCGTTTACGATATGCTAGTGGAATATTAGAAAATAATTTAGCAATCCACCCAGAATAAGTTGCATCAGACGTTTTAAAAGCGATTTGCTGTTCTTCAGCAATTCTTCCTTCTGCTGCGCCAAGGTCTAAATCTGCAGTAATACCTAAAGGTTGTCCATTACCTGTGCCATTGATAACAGCAGTTTCTAAAGCAATTCCCATTGCTTCCACGATATTTTTAGCAACAGTTTGTTCCCACAAATCAAGTGAAACAACACCTGCAATTAATGTAATCGCAACTCTCATTTGAAGTTTGTTATAACTGAAAGTAACGCTTCCATTAATATCTTGTTTCTGTTTTCCAGCAACACTTCCTTCACTAGTCCACGAAGCAACAGGTTTCGTACCACCAATAGGAATCTTTACTCCACCTTGGAAATTTGTAAATGTTACTCTTGAAAGAATATCACCATAATCTTTTAATTCTTCAATAACTCTATTCATAATTGTTGTAGGAATAATTGCTCCTACATTAGTAGTTTCTGTAGTTGCATCTAATCTTTCTAAAATCTTATTTGATTTTCGGTTCACATAATCACGGAAACTTTGGCGATATTCTAAACTTGAATATTGGTCTTCTTCTTCTACAAAATCTTTTTTCTTTTCAGGCATCTTTATTTTTTTCCCTTCTTCATTTATTCTTTCAAGCGTTTCTTTTCTTATTTTTATAGTCTCGTCATTTAATGAACGGACTTCTAATTCTAATTTTTCTAGTGTTTCAATACTAGCATTTTTTAATTCTTCATCAATCTCTTTGCGTCTTTGCGCAATCTCAATAAGTCTTTGAGTATTTTTCTCCATATTATTTCCCCCCTAATGAATTTAATATACTTATACGTTTTCTTTGTGCTTGTAATTTCTCCAAATCCGAAATACGCTTCTCCAAGTCGCATTTTCGCCTAGCATAAAGTTCAGTATTTGAATAAGCAGGAACAGTTACTGCTGCTACATCATACATTTTTTTAATGTTTTTTACAGTCCAAGTTCTCGTTTCTTCATCAAAATGTTCTTCTTCTTCAGTAAAAGCAAAAGACATTTTATCAATATCTCCACGTTTTACTAATTCATATAAATCTTTTCCCGCTGTAGTGTTTGCAGGGAACGCTTTAATATAAACTCCATCTTCTCTTTCTTCAATAAAAAGAGTATTATTTCTAGTTCTAGCCATAACCATAATGTTATCAGCGTGATTATATTTCAAAAACACATCACTTAAATCAGCATTTTTTAATGCTCCTTGCTCAATAACTTCAAAATAATCTTGATTATCAAAAGAAAAAAGTTTAGTCTTTTCTCCATACACTATTGCTTTTCCTTCCAGAATCATCTGGTCATTTGTTTCTTCTAAAGGTAAAGCACGAAATTTAATTTCTCTACGTAAATCTTTGTGTTTCATTAAAAGCCCCCTTTTTTTATATATAAATTTTAATTTTCCACTTCTTCTACAGAAGGATTACCAGTTTGATATTCATCTTGTTTTTGGGAATTCACATAATTTAACGATACTTCTCTTATGTCTCCATCTTCAACAGGTGGTAAATATACAAGTTCTCGCATTTCATTTATTGTAAGCATTCCTACTTCTTTTACTTCTTTAATAATGTTTAATCTGGATGTAATGGACATTGATTGTATTTTATCAACTTGGATTATTATTTTATTCCCATAAGCAACTTCATTCTGTGTAAATAATTTTTTAGTCAATTCAATTTCCATTTTATTTATAAAAACTTCAAGTGTGCTTTCAAAGAAAGAATTCCATTCAACATCTGTAAAGTTTCCTGATATAATTTTTTTATTAGTCCCAAAATAATTATAAACCGACTCATAAAAACGGTCCATTTCACTTCCATCTGAATATTTCGGGGTGTTAGTAATAGGCGTAATTTTACTAGTGGCATCGGTAAAAATAACTCCACCATTTTTAGCAGCATTTAAAAAGTCTTCATTAAACTCTAATGCTTTTTTCTTTTTTTTGTCATCACTTAAAACAGTAACACTTTCTACTATGAATCTAATAAAAGCACTTGATTTTATCGCATTTTCAATTCCTTGATAATTCATATTAATAATGTTTAAAACTTTTTTAATGTTATCATTGCTTGAACCAAAAAACTCATCTTTCCCAACCATTCTTTTGATAACTGCAACATTTTCAACGGATGTAGTAATCATTTGTGTTTCATTATTTATTGCAAAGGTCAAATATATTTCTTGATTTTCTTTTATTGTTACATTTGTATTTGAAGGGTCAATAATCCACAAACTGTCCAACACTTCTTTCCCTTCAAACACATTGCTAGGTATAAAATGTAAATAAATAAACACATTATTAGAAACCAACCAATGGTACATTGCTTTTTCTAAAAAGTCTGAACCATTTTCAACGGGGTTAGGTCTATATTGCAATATATAATTTAATGTATTTCTTCCTTGAATCAATTTATTTTTATCGTTTAATCTATAATGTGCCATTTTAAGTTTACTAGCGTGTTTCGTTATGGAATTTATTGATTCAGTTACAGCATTACTAGTAGTAATATCATCGCCAAATGAAGCGAAGAACGGGGTGAATAAATTCATAAAATTAGTTTTCGTTATTTTTTTAGAATTACCAAAAAGTTTACTGAAAAAACCCATTTAACCACCTAACTTTCATTGATATACCTATCTACTTAATTTCAGTATATCACTTTTTTTTCTTTTGTCAAATATTTTTTTAAAAAGTTTTTTATCGCTGCAAATAGCATAACTTTAAAAGAACGGTATTATATAGATAACATTCTTTAAGTATGCTCCTAGAGTTAATAATTTATAAAACTTTCATATATTTCAACAAGTCCTACAAAGCAATTTATCATTGTGGCTGCTCCATCAATTTTTCTTTCTTTTGCATCATTAATTTTTTTAGGCATATAATTTCCATTCCTATCACGAACTAATTCCACATTTGATAAACACCATTTTGTAACAGGATTATTATTATAAATAACACGACCATTCCCTAATTCCAACTCAAGGTTTTGCATAGGGATTGATAACGTTTTAAAACCTTGTTGTGTTCTTGTTAAACACTTATCGCTAAATCCTAAAGATTCAAGTTCTTTAATCAAATATGTTGCTGAATAAGAGTCATAATTTATTTTCAAATAAGTTATATCTCTTGCTAACGCCATTTCATTATAAACATAATCCGTAATCATTCTGTAGTCAATAGTATTTCCAGGACATATTCTTATAAGTTTTCGGTCTACCCATTGTCTATATGGTATTTTACCGTTTTGCATATCGTTATATTTTTCTTCTGGAATCCAATACATCGTTTCAAAAATGAATTTATCTATTTCTTTATCATAAAATAAAGTACTAAAAGCAGTCAAATCTCCTGTTCGTGATAAATCTAATCCACCAATAGCAATTGAACCATTATACTTTGATAAATCAACTATTGTTTCGTTATTAAGAACATTAAAAGGTAACCAAGATTTTTGGTCCACGCCTATAATGTTAAAATCTTTTATTTTTACTGTAGCAGCAAAATTTACATCAGTTTTAATTCTTTCAACATTTTCTGCTAAAGTTTTACGACTTTTTAACATATCTAATGCTGGATTTGCTTTAACCCAACAATCTTCTTCCCATATTTCACTTTCATTATCTAGTTCATATATTAACGGAAAGAA